AGTTTGCATGAAAAATGGTTTCTCAACAAAAATTGTTTTTAATTCTGAAGATATTATAATAAAATCTTTAAAATTAGTCTTTTCCATTTAATTTTTCCTTAAAATCAATATAAGCATCCAATAAAGCATCTACAACAGGATGTCTATGATTGGTTAATAATGTTTGTGAATCCATATCTTTAATCTTCTTTGCAGCTGATAATAAGAATTTAAATCCACTATCCCCTTTATATTTTAAATCTACTTGTTGGGTATCACCACATACCACCATTTTACTTCTCAATCCCAATCGAGATGTAATCATTTCCATTTGGTCGTTTGTACAATTCTGAGCTTCATCTACAATAATAAAACTATCTAAAAATGTTCTACCTCTCATAAATGCTAATGGTACAATTTCTACTTGTCCACTTTCTAAAATTTTATCAATTTTTTCTTTGTTGTAAAGTTGATAAAAATTAGAATAGATTGGTTGCATCCAGGGCTCCATCTTCTCTCTCAAATCACCCGGTAAAAATCCAATCTCTTCTTTACTTACAGTAGGTCTAGTTATGATGATTTTTTGAATATTCTTTTTAAATAACATATCCAAAGCTACTTGGCAAGCTAAAAGTGTTTTACCACTTCCAGCTTTACCACTTAGTATTGTAATAGCGTTATTTAAAATTTTATCCTTTGCTTCTTTTTGTTCTTCATTTAGTTGAATCTGAAACTTAATAGGTCCTTTCGGTTTATCAGCTTTCTCTTCTCTAATTTTTTCTGTCAATTCTTTGAATTTTAATGATTGATTTTCACCCATAAAATTTTTTATTTACTATCCATCACAACTTAAACATTCCGGGTCCATTGCTTTTGCTGCAATATCACCTCTTAGTACCGATTCGGTTCTCATATAATAAAGTGTTTTAACACCTTGCTTCCACGCTTCTAAGTGAACTTGATTAACCCACTTAGGTTCTGCCGTTGCAGGGAATGCTAAATTGAGAGAAACGGCTTGGTCAATATATTGTTGTCTGATACCTGCTTGTCTAACTAAATCTAATTGATTAATTTCTTTAAATGTTTTGAATACATCTTTAATTGCTGTACAATTATGTTTTGGTTCGTTTTCCACCTCTTTACATTCAACCACTTTACCATCAACATAACACCATTCATCTAAGAAATCTAATCCTTGTACCGAACCACCATCTGCTAAAATTTGGTCCCACACTTCTTTTGTGTTTTTACCAATCTTACGAAGTACTCTTTCCAATTCAGGATTCTTTCTAATGAATGTTCCTTTGGCAGTTTGTTCGGTAAATACATTAGCCGCCCAAGGTTCAATACCACTACTTACATTACCACTCAATTTAGAGTTTGATACTGTTGGTGCCACTGCTCTTAGGTGAGTATTTCTGAATCCACTCTCTTTACACCAAAGTGGTTCACCATATTCTTTTGCTAAATCTCTACTTGCTCTTTCGGATTCAATCTTAATTTGAGAGAAAATCTTACGAGTTTCAAATTGTGCAGTTAATCCTTCAAATGGAACACCTCTTTGTTGTAAGTATGTATGCCATCCTAATACACCCAATCCCAATGCTCTACCTCTTTCTGCTGAACGGACTGCATTTTCGAACCCTTTCATATTCTTAGCTCTTTGGATAAACTCTTCCAAAACACCATCTAAGAAAATAGTAGATGTATAGACTAAATCGGTATCTTTCCATTCATCATATTTTGCTAAGTTAAGTGAACTTAAACAACAAACGAATGAATGTTGCTCATCGGTATGTAAAACGATTTCAGAACAAATGTTAGTCATATGAACTTTTAATCCGTTCTTCTTATACATTTCAGGGTTATGTTTGTTGACATTACCTTTAAACATAATATAGGGTTCGCCTGTAGCTTTTCTCTTCTGAAGTAACTTACCCCACTTTCTACGAGCTTCAGAATCTCCTTCTTCCAATTTAGCCATAAATTTATCACTTACAACTACACATTGGTGCATATTAAGTGCTTGGCGGTTTACATCTCCCTTTGGTTCTCTAATCTCTAAGAAATCATCGAAATCTTTGTGGTCGATTTTAATGTTTACTGATGCTGCTCCTCTACGAACACTACCCTGATTTGTTGCAAGAATAGTAGAATCGTAAATTTTAATAAATGGAACAATACCATCCGATGTGCCATTTCCGGTAATCTTACTTCCGGCTGGTCTAATCATATTTACACCAATACCAACACCACCACCATGCTTTGCTAACAACATCAGTTCTAAGTTCTTCGAACCAATTTCAAAGATACTATCACCAACATCAATACCAAAACACGATATTGGTAATCCTCTATCGGTGCCAGTATTTGATAATACAGGTGTTGCTAAACACAACCATCCCTTCCAAATATAATCAAAAAACTTTGTAGCCAATTGTGGTTTTTCTAATCTTTTTGCAACTGCAGTGGCTACTCTCCAATATGCATCTTTTGGCTTTTCTCCGGCTAACAAATATCCTTTTGATATTGTTTTAACATAAATTTCGGTATTCCCCCACGATGGAAAATCGACATCTAGCTCCCAGCCTAATTCTTCTCCGTAATTCTTCATAACTTAAATAATTTAAAATATATCATCCCAATTCTCACCTTCACCTGCTTTTGAATAATCAGTTGGTCTGATAGCAAAGAAGTCGGTATGCGTAACACCACCCGTTAAGTGATAAAACCAATCTAATTCGGAAGCCTTTACTTCATCGAATTCAAAGTAACCATCGCCACCTTTAATCGGATTATACCCCAATTCGCCCAATTTTTCATTTACTCTCTTTGTAATGAATTCTTTTAGGTCATCTTTTTTAAGATTCTCTAAATCACCCATTTCAAAAATCTTATCAATGAATTTGTGTTCTAAATCAATAATGATTTTAGCGGCTTTGTAGATATCTTCTTTTGCTTCCTCTAATAATTCAGGAAACTCTTCGCACATATGTCTGAATAATTGACATCCCATCTTTGAGTGCAAGGATTCATCTCTAACACTCCACTTCATTTGTTGTCCGATTCCTTTTAAAAGGTTTCTCATTTGGAATGAGTAAAGAACTGCGAATGATGAATACAATGCAACTCCCTCAGCGAATGCTGAAAAGATTGCTAATGAACGGGCTACTTCAACTCTAGCTTTTGGATTAGTGTCCAAATCTTTTGGAGTCCAATCGGCAGTTGTGTTTGTTAATAATTCAAATCTCTCTTTCATTGCTTCATCGTGTAAGAATCCTTCAAAGTCATCTAACCCCAATGTTTCGTTTAAATACGAATATGCAATTGAGTGAATCGTTTCTTGTGAACCGAATGCCATTGCCATCTGTCTAATCTCATGCTTTGGAAACCATTTGGTTACCATTCCAGTCCAATAGTCAGATACGGCACATTCGGTTTGAGCAAATCCTAAAAGAATGTTACCAACTAAATGCTTTTCCTCTTTCGTTAAATTTTCATTCCAATCTTTAACATCCATCTGCATTGGAATTTCGGTATGTAACCAAAATGCCTGCATTTGTTTTAACCATCCTTCCGTATAATATTCTGGATATTCAAACGGCTTAAATGGAATTCTTTCTGTAAATAATTTACTCATTGTATAATCTTTTTAGTTTAGAGTGTAAGTATAACTATATGTCTAAAATTAAAATTTTCTCTTTTCTTTAGAAAATTTTATATGACATTTTTTCAGTTATCCCATATTCTCTACATACTTTTTGTGTAATAATTTTTTCTCCAAATTTTCTCCATTTTTGGATTCTTTTTGAGCAATTATACCATCCGCTGATGTTGCTGCGAATACATCCATAACACCGTGAAAAGTATCAATCTTAGCTGGAAATGTCATGCCATCCGGACCAAATCGATTTTTAACGATGTGAATACGACCTGTGTTTGATAACTTATCCTTTGTTTTTCTACTCACACTCATAATGAAATCTGCCGTTTGAACTTTCTTGTATGAATCACCAACCGAATCGGCTTGGATAACTTCATGTTCAATAGCTGCTCTATTTGTTTGAGTTGCTGTCCAAATTGGAATACCTGTTTCACCACTCAATCCTCTCAATTCCTCATAGATTCCTCCTAATTCAGCGTATAAACCATCTCTTCCACTACCGCTCTTTAATAAATCGGCGTAGTCAATAATGATTAAATCCGGTGCGAATCCAATTTGTTTTAACTTTTCAATATGAGCTGAAAGAGTTTTAGAAGTTGCGAACTGTGGTGGATAGTATTTAATACGAACTCTGCCTGGAGTACCTTTAATCTTTCTGATAATCTCATCCTTTCGTTCTTTATGTTCTGATGTTTGAATTCCGGTAAGAATTGTAGTATATCTTTGTCCTACATAACTTTCGGATAACTCCAAAGAATAATGTAAAACATTTTTACCTTTTTGTAATGCCGAACAAGCTATCTTTGATAAGAACCAACTCTTACCAATGCCCGATGGTGCCATTACAACTCCCAATTCACCTGGTCCTAAACCACCATCCATCAATTCATCGATAACCTCCCATCCCGTTGATACTGAATTTCGTTTGACATCTTCCATAATCAATTCGAATTCATCGATGTAATCCAATCCCAAATCGTTTTCTACACCGACTTTGGATGCAGCGGTCATTGTATCGATAATCTTATCGTATTGACCTGCTTTAAGTAATTCTACGGATTTTAAAAGGGCATCTTTTACTTTTTGATTTTTGGCGAAAGTAAGATATTCTTTCTTAACATATGCTAAATCTTCAGAACCGACTTGTAAGTAAACACTCTTTAATTGTTCAATAGTAGTTTGTTTGAGAACTTTATCTTCAATATCTCCTACTTTAATCTTAAACACCTCCATAGTAGGAGCTGCTCTAAATTCGTTGAAATAAGACAAGATTTCTCCAACAATCCATTTATTGGCTTCGGATTCAAAGAATGTTGGTTTTGTGATTTCGTTTACCTGTTCTAAAAACTTTACATCTGTGATGAGGGAAGCAACAACTTTAGATTGATACGAACTGCCATATTTGGTTAGTGTATCTACTGCTTCCATTATGCTTCAGCTTTTTGTTTTCTTAATTGCTTTTTAGATTGCGGTTTAACTTGGTCGGTAGCTTGGTCGGTAGCTTGGTCGGTTTTTGGTTTACGAGTTGCAAGTTTCCATTCCGATTTCGGGCAAAATGCCCACACACCGGTACTTACTTTTACATCCGCTTCTGTATCTGCTACTCTACGGATTGTGCCAATTGATTGGTCTTTTGTTTCTTTTACTACTTTAATACACTTCATAGTTTTTCTCCATGTTTAAATTAAAAAATTATTTTACTATCATTAAGATTTCCGATTCTCTTAACAATGTATATTTGTTACCACCTATTTTGATTTCTACACCCTGATGGTATGGTGGAAGAATCACTTCATCGCCTACTTCTACATTCATTGGAATTAATGTTCCACTTTGAGTGTAAATACCAGGTCCTACTGATTCTACAATTGCTCTTTTTACATCTTCACTTCTTACGGAATCCGGAATAATAATTCCTCCAGCCGTTTGTGTAGCTTCTGCTTCTAATTCTGTTAGGAGTACTCTGTCTCCCAATGGTTTTGCTAATCTTTCTGCCATAACTTTTGTTTATTTTTATTTTACAAATATACTAAATATTTTGCTATTTAACAAAATAATTTGAATTATTATTTATAATGTATTCACTAATTTTTTTATCAGTAAATACACTCCAATGCCAATCACCATATACTCCAAATTCACCATTTGTTTCAATATATAGTTCATGTTGTGTTTGCAATTTTCCCAATGTATCTTCTAATTTGGATTTAGTGATAACATTAGTTTTATCAAAAATATTAAAATCATCAGACCAACTCAAAAAAATTGTTTTAAATTTAAATGATTTCGAAAAGGAATAAAATTGCTTATTATAATTACTTAGTACAGCCTCCGATGTATTTATGATTGTACTAATTTGATTATAACTTAATTTTGATTTCTTTTTAAAGAAATTTAAAATATCTCGTTGTGTATAATACTTTTCCCTATCATGTTCATCTAAATCTTCAATCATTGTATCATTAATGATATCAAGTGGATATATTAATTCTTTTTTAACATCTGAATGATATGTAGAATTTGCATGATATGCAGTAAATTCATCCGATATTGTATTTTTTAATATTTCTATATCTCCCTTTGGTTGATAATCTAAATATAATCTACTACTTTTCATCGGATATCTAACTCTAGCTGATGTAGGTAATACCAACACAACAAAGTCATTATCATTTATTAAATGTAAGGATTTTAGAAAAATATCAATAATTGTTTGAATATCTCTACCACCTCTACCACTAACAATTGCACTATCTCCAACAAACTTATCTTTTAACAATAGTTGCCAAGACTCTTTACCATGTCTTAAATTAGCAAAACTATCACCAATTACCCACAATTTTTGATTTGTTTTTGTACTCATTTAAAATTTTGATAAATGGGAAAATGTTGATTGTAACCAATCGTTTATATCTTTAAACGCATCAATTACACCACTTCTTAAACCCGATTTTAGAAATCCTTGTTTATCGAATTTAGGAATTGGTTCATCATATCTATCCATAATTTTCATTCTAAGATTACCACTAAATTCCGGTTCAGATAATTGCATTAATCTACGATTTCTTTCCAAAATTTCCAAATTATTTTCAAATAAATCATGTGCTTTGGATTTTTTATCCAAACTATTGATATATTCTAACATACTTTTGGTTGAATGATATGTTTCTTCGGTTAAAATAGGAAATGCTTTAATAATGGTTTTAATACCCAATCCACTAATACCTTCTATATTATCGGATTTATCACCATCAATCATTCTGAAATTGATAAAGTTATGTGGATGGATTGTAAATTCTTCTTTAACTTCATCTATGTTATAGATTTTCTTTTTAGATGGAGAATATACACTTACATCTTTATTTACTAATTGTAAGAAATCTTTATCAGATGACATTAAAACTACTTTCTCATCATCTTTTCTTAATTGAGTGGCAATATAAGCCATTACATCATCTGCTTCAATTCCATCATATAGCATAATAGTTACGGGTAGATATGTTAATAAATCTGCCAATGCTACCATCTGCCTTCTCATTGAAACCTGTTCATCTTCAGGATTCATATCAACAGTAATAGCACGATTAAGACGGATTTTGTTTTTAGCTCTATCCGCCTTATATCCTGCGTAAATCTTTTTTCTACTATCTGAACCACCTTTACCATCAAAAGTTATAATAACTCTGGTAGGGTTAATTAAACGGATGGCGTAGCCGATACTTTTTAAAGTACCGACTATTCCTCCAATATGGTCACCATTATCATTTAGGTTTGGTGCAGTTGACCAGGAACGAATGAAGGTATTAAGACCATCAATAACTAATGTTTTAGAGTTTTTTTGTAAATCTCCAAAACTTTTATGTTCCTCATCTATTTGTTTTAGTATATCTAAATACTTTTTATTAATCTGACTCATTGGCTACATCCGTTGTTTCATCAACTTCATCTGAAGCAGAACTTTTATATTGTAAAATACTAACCTCACATATCTTACGATAAATTTGGTCTTTTAACTCTTCATTTTTAAGAATATCTGCGAAATCCTTTGATTGGAATTTAATAATTTCACCAGTATCGGTGTCGGTATATTCATACCAAGCACCTCCTTGTTTTACTAATTTATTATCTTTCATTGTTCCTAACCAACTTCCGTAGTTATCGATACCTCTATCGAAGAAAATAGAGAAATCGGCGTGTCTTAATGGTGGTCCTAAACGATTTTTTACAATTTGTGCTCTCACCTTAATACCCACAATTCTATCACCTACTTTTAATTGTCCCATAGACTTTAATCTCAATCTTACCGATGCGTGGAATGCTAATGCTTTACCACCTGATGTTGTCCAAGGGTCACTAAATGCCATTGCGTTCATTTTCTGACGAAGTTGGTTAGTAAACACTAAACAAATATTTTGTCTACCAATCATATTCGTAATCTTTCTCATCGCTTTGGAGATGATAATTGCTTTATCAGTAGCGTAACCATCTTTATCGTAATCGGCTTCCAATTCTTTCTTAGTAGATGCAGCTGCAACTGAGTCAACTACAATCGTAACTAATCTATTCTTATCGGAAGTTCTGATTTTTTCAATGATAGTTTCACAAGCTTCAAAAATACCTTCAACCGTATCTACCGATACATAAAGTAATTTTGAAATATCAACACCAATCGCTTCCAAAAACTCCCTATTAACGGCAGTTTCTGTATCAATTAGTACTGCTACTCCACCTTTCTTTTGTGTTTCAGCTAACAGATGGGCGGAGAGCAAAGATTTTCCACTTTGCTCTAAACCCGTAATCTCTGCTATACGGCCAACCGGCAAACCACCATAAGGTCTATTGGAGATTGCTACATCCAAAAGAGCGTTACCCGTAGATAACCAATCTTTTACGTTAGTAGGAGCATCACCCCCACCATCCGTAAGGAAGTATGCAATTCTACCATCCTTATTTTGTTTGTTTAACGAGTCTGCAAGAATACTTGCTAAATCCTCTTGTACTTTGGCCATAATGTAACCTAATTTTAGTTATTGAATAAATCTTCAAATGCAGATGCTACATCATCTTTTGCTTTTGGAGCTGCAGCTTCTTCTTTTTCCCAAGGTAAATCACCAATACCTTCACCACCAATAGGAGATGTACCACCCATATCAGTTGATACTGATGCTTGCTTTGGAGCTGGTTTCGGTGCTTCCAATTCCTCAACTACTTCATCAGCTCCGGTTGTTGCTGAACCTGGATTTAACCAATTCTCTAATACTGTTTTTAATTCAGCGTAAGATAATTCTGAATATAATTCAGTAATATTCTTTTGATTCTCCAATAGAGATTCAATTTGAGAAGCATCTTCTACTAATTTAGATTGAGATGGTTTAACACGAATTGTAGTTGTTGGATAAGCTGCGTTAGATTCTTCTGCTGAAGTGATTTCTAATACGATATCTCTACCACTCATTGGGTCAGTAATATCTCCGTAATCCGGGTCAGCGATGTAACCTAAGATATCCTGATAAACAGTCTTACCAAATCCCCAAAATTTAATACCTTCATTCTCTTTACCTCTTACGATAACAGGTGCGAAAGTTCTCAATTTCGGCTCCATCTTCTTACCTGCTTTCCAATCATCAGTATCGCCAGTGCGTTTTAACTTTTCAGCAAACTCTACGATAGGGTCAGGTCTGCCGAATGATGCAGGACTCAAATAAGTTTTGTTGTTAATGTTGTAGTGAAAGAATAATTCAATGAAAGGAATATCTTTATTGAATTTGTAGGGAACGATACGAATTTGATGTTTCCCTGGAGTTGGCTTCCAAAGTGAATCTGATTTTTTGGAAGTGTTTTGTAACGAGTTGAATCTCGATAGGGCAAGTTTAATGTCCATTTTTTTACGTTTTAAAGTTAATAATTAAGTTTAATGTTTAAGGTTTTATCGCGATATCCTCTATATCTAAATATAACCTTTTTCCATTTTGTTTCACAAATATACAATATTTTTTGGTATTTTCCAAATTTATTTTGCCCATTTTCCTCTACTCACAATTTGTGCAATAATACCATATACCGATAAATCTTCATATGTATCTTGAACCGATTCTCCCACCTCATCTGGCTGTCCTAAAACTACCAATTGTTTTAATCGTTGTACTTTATCATTGATTCTGAACCAAAGACCTGTGAGTGATAGTTTAATATCTTCTTTGGTTTGTAATGGTGTTCCTACTGAAATGTTACCGGGTCCATAATTCCTTTGTTTCTTACAAAAGGTTTCATACATTTCAGATTGAATCTTTTTGAACTCTTCCATCATTTGTGGAAATTCTCTTTCGCAAAATTCTCTTGCGGTTTCTTCTTTAATTTCTGGCATAACTTATTTTTTTAATCCCCACTTTTTGTTTAAATAATCATAATAACGTTGTGTTTTATTTCCATTGTAAAGGAAATATACTAAATGGATATCAATCCAAAATTCGATTTTTTTTAGTAACTTTTTCATTTTTCTTATTTAGTTTTTCTTTTAGTTTCATTATTAACGCACAACTTTCATATTCTTCATATTCAACGAGAATTTTTAAATGCTCATCTAATAATCCAGAGAATTCTTTTTTCTTAATTGATAATGTGATAACAATTAAATCCTTAACAATTACTTTTGCAAAATCTATTTTTTGTTTTCGATTGGACATACCATATTCAATACCATTTACTATGGCTTTTGAAATTTCCAATCTATGTTCATTGAATAGATTGATAGGATTTTTAATGTGAATTTCGATAGGTTGGTATGCTTCCTTCATACCACAAATATAAGAAAATTATTTTAATATTCCAAACTTTCTTCCGAAGAATTTGTTTTTAAGTTTTTATAAACTTTTGTAGGAATTTTCTTATATCCTAAATTTGAAGTTGTGAGTATGCAATTTCTGAATTCTTCCCAATCAATCATATAAGAGTTATCTAACATACCACCAGTCTTTGATTTAACTACTTCGTTTAAAGCATTGATTGTGTATATTGTATTTGATTGCTTTTTTCTATGTACAAGAATAGTTTTCCAATTAGAATCTATCGGTGCAGTTCCTTTTTCAATATTAAATGTGATAAATAATTCAGTATCTATCAATTTACTTTCTAATACAAATACATTCGGATTTACTAATGTGTAATTACTCATTATAAAATCCAATGAAGTTTCTAATTCATTTTTATATGTAAACAAACATAAAAGTTGTGTATTCATTTCTTATATTCTCTTTTTTTCATTATGGAATCTTCCTGCTCCTGGGTTTCTACTTCTTCCTTCTAAATCAAATCCAATGTTAAATTCGGGCTTAGGATATGCCAATATATCAATACCATCCGAACTATCTATTAAAATCTTATGTGCTTTTACTAATTTTGCACCACCTCTATCTTCTTTTTGAGATAATACAGAATCATTTGAAAAATCTTGCACATCTACATTTGTATTATATGCTTCATGTGCCAATTCAGTAAATATATATCTGGATTCCAATCTTAATCTCAATGTATCTACAACATTTTGGCTAACATCCAATCCTGCTTTCTGTCTTTCTAAAATTACTTTTGCAAGTGCACTTGTAACTTTACTAGCACCTTTACCTCCTTTTTTCAATTCATCTTCAATTTGCTTAATAAATTGAGGAGTTACATTTAATTGTAAAGCTCTTTGCTTTAAATATTGTTGGTATTCGCTATTTAATTTTTGATGTTCTTTTAACGGACTATCTAATTTTAATTCAAATGGTTTACCATGTGATTCTGATAATTCTATAACACCTTTTTTAATTAAACCTTTTGTGTCATTTTTGTAAGTAGATTTTCTAGCTTTAGAACCCAATCCACTAGCTCCTCCTACACCTTTCTTAACGCTTCTACCATCTAATGTTACAATTCTATTTTCACCCTTTCCGTTTGAAACAGTAATAACATCGACTGTTTCCAATGTTGTACTTTGTGGTAATAATGCACACTTACCATTTTGAGTTCCCCTACCATTATCGTGCATTTCTCTTATAGCCACAAATACTTCGGCGTAATTTGCCCAACCTTCCTTCAAAGATGGTTCTCCTTCGTGGTTTGCTATATTAGATAGAATTCTTTCAAATTCGTTTGACCACTCTTGTGGATTTTGATTAGGGTCTTTTTTTGAAAAATTGGATAATTGATTAATCATACCCAATGTTTCATTATCTGTTATAAGTGCTTTATCCGCCAATGCTTTGAATCTATTTGCCATTCCAGCGATAGATTCTTTGATTACAATTACTCTATTTTCAGGTGTATCCGGAATAGTACCACTATCCATATCAATGAAATCTAAATCGCCGGCTTTGATTTTTTCAGCGTATTCATCCATTGTTCTATTATTCTTTTCTATCTTCTTTCTTTCGGTTTCCGTTTTAGCCGTTTTAGGGTCTATTCTAACGATATTAAGTCCACCTATTTTAACAGATTGTACTATTCCATCGTTTGTTTCTTTAACCTGACTAGCATCTTTTAAAAGTTTAGTCTTACCATCTTTACCAACATATGTTTGGTTTGCAGTTGAAAGTTTACCACCAAATGTAGATGGTGATAATTCAGCCATACCGTTTGCTCTAACAAATTTACCAAATGCACCATGTATAGGATTAGATGAATCCTTTGCTCCAACATATATTCTTATTCTAGCAGTTGGTCCCTGACTCTTAAAATTACCCGGTTGCTTAGCTAAATAGAATTTAGTAGCATTTGGATTATTTTCAGTTGGTTCAGCTACTCTAATATATTGAGCGGTTAATTTTTGTTCTGAAGGATTTAATTTTTGCCCATTAAACAATTTCTCAAGCAATGCTTTAACTTGCTTATGTTCAGCTGCATGCTGATTTCCACTCATTTTTGAAAGCTTATCAAAAGTATCTAATATAGATTTTTGAGTTTGGATTGTATTGTTTAATTGCTTTTCGGTATTTTTATTTGCCGGCATTCCTGCAACTATATCGGAAAACTTACCCGTTGATTGTGATGGGGTTGGTTCATCCTTTACTTTAGTAGTAGGTACTTTCATTGGAGTAGATGGTTCAAAAACTTTTCCACCCTTATCTTTACCGAAAATATTTTGTTTTGGTTCATCAGGTTGTTTTGGTTTTTCCATCGTACCATATTTACCTTTTGAACTATCGATAAATGTTTCAAAATCATTCATCGCTTGTATGTGTGCCGAATCATTTTCTTTACCCTGATATCCATAATTAATAGCAGTTGTAAATGATACTTCGCCACCCTTTGATGTTTTATATTTTTTATTTTTAAACTTCTCAGCTGCCGCTTCTAATCCAGCATCACCTTTCTTTGGAGAAGCTTCATTTAAATAAGAAAAATACACTCTCGCTTTTTGTGCAAGATGTGCTGCATCGGATATACCATTCTCTCTTAAAATATCAATTAAATGATTAGTATGAGATTCTTTGTTTAAATCAGGTATTCCGCCCTCTACTCTATAACTTAATTCTAATAAGATTTCTTTGAAATTTGGAATCATTATTCTATTGCGTGTTTATTCTTATATAATTATATCATATAAATATAATTTTTTAATCTATTCCAACTAAATTACCATAATTAGTTCCTTCTTCCACTTTGACAGGGAATCCACCCATTTCCATTGCTTCTTTTACTGAACTAATAATCACATCTCTTTCAATTGGATGTAGGTCAATTAAGAACGCATCATATGTATATAAAATCGGTTTACTCATCTTTCCCTCAAAACAATCAAAGATGGATTTCATCTTCATATAGTTCACTTCAGTTTCCAACGCTTGTAACAAATAGTTAAATACCTTTTGTTCAGTCGCCCCTTCGATTCTACTAAAATGAATTTCCCTCTTATATAGAGGAGTCGTTAAACGACCGGAAATTACGAACTTTTGGTAAACGGATTTGATATATTCATCCACCTTTTGAAAAAACGGAATCCTTCGAGCCGTATCATCTAACCCCCCATAAAGATAACGGAATGTAATCCCTTTGGAAGTTTCGTAATCCGTACCATAGATGTCGGCAAAATATTGGTGAGCCGATATGTTTGTTGGAAGTTTGTACCCTATTAATCCCGCTATCAATCGTAAGTGATAAGACTCATAATCGAATTGTAAGAGAGTTCCGTTTGGATTCCTACTAACAAAACATTCCCTACTCCCATCCGATTTGTTTAAGGCAGAATAGTTTACATTTAAATGCCTATTCGAAGGTCTACCCGTTATTGTATATGGATTGTATTGTGTGTACACCAATCCTCTTTTGAGATAAGACGCATCAAAATTAAAACTATCAATAAATTTTTCTTCTTCGACTTTCACCCCCGCCCCCTCCAGCCTCCCTAATGTTCGGATAGCTGATGAATAGTTTACATCCCAATCATTTATATGATTTATTGTCGGTATTGTTTTTAATATACCATACCACTTCATTAGAGGTACACAATCATTTAATTCTTTAAAATCAATTCTATACCCCCTATAAACCGATTCTACGAATTCATCAAATACAAATGGTTTTCCATATGATTCGAAATAAACCCATTCATAATCAAGTCCCAATTTGCTTATATATCTACTTCCTAATACTTTTGTTGTATCAGTAATAAAGATATTCAAATCAAACTTATCGATTTTCTTTGCATCAATATGATTGAAATTAATTATACCATCGTTTCCATTTGTTTCTCTATAATATACAAATGATATACGACTGGTCAATGGATGTGCTTTTCGAGAACTCCATACGGGAATTATCAAATCAATTGTTGGATTTGATTTGACAAAAAAATGTAGGGTAGATTTAGTTTCTATTAAATTCATACCCTACAAATATACAAAAAATATTTTAATTATCCAAATTATTCTCCCCAATGTTTTTGACGAAGTTCGTACATATCAATTGGTTCTCTTTTCATATGACCACCTTGATTAAAATATGCACCTTTCTTCAAATATCCACCTAAGAAGTTTCTTCTGAATCTATTAGAGTTATTTGGTTCTGAACCATGTACACAATGCGAATGCAATAATACCACTTGTCCTTTTTGCAAATAACCTTCTACTTTACGGAAATCATGTCCCTCTGGCATAACACATGGTTTACCTCTTTCGTTTCTCCAAAATGTTGGATTTGTTTTTGTTCTTTCCTCATCCACTTCAATTGGTAAAACAGGCAATCTATGAGAACCCTCATAGTTCCATACTGCTCCATTTTCTTTATCGTGATTATCTAATGCCAATGCGGTATTAATGATTTCATTGTGTCCACATCCTGTGTAGAAAGCGTTTTGATGTTGGTCTCTGCCCAATTGTCCTGGTGGTTTAAAATATGACCAAGTTTGTAATCCAACAACCTCTCCTTTCATAAGAAATTCACATGCTTCCAAAACTTTTGGATGTGCAAATAATTTTTCTAATTTTGGTGAAATTTTATGTGGATATGCAAACGGGTCCCACTCACCCCAATCATCTCCATTTTCTTTTGTAGTCTTAGAACGTTCTTGTCTTAATCGTTCCAATTCTTCGTTGATTTCATCACACTCTTCTTCAGTAAGAAGTTGTAATACTGTCCAACCTCTATACCTCCAATCGAAGGTCATTTGTTGGATTTCGGATTCATTTAAATGTTTGATTTCTGCCATAACTTAATTTAGTTTATATATAAATATATATAAATTTTTCTACAAAAACAAATAAAATATTAGTGATTTATATCACTTATGGAACTGAAGTAGATTGGGTAAATATAAACCTAAATTTTTAATCTTCGAAGATGTTATAGCAATTGATGCACTATTTGATGAATATACACCCATATCAGTTATTTTACCAGAATTCGAATATACAACATCTTTTGGCCCCGATATTCTCCATCGCATTGTAGCGGTTATCCAATATGGATTATGTGTCAATGATTCGTATTCGGATTCATTTATTTCATACACAAATCCATTTACATCATTTGCTCTTTGGCAAAAATATCTATCAATACTGCCATAATCATAATCGTTTAAAGATGGTAATGGTACAAATGTTTTTGGAGTTTGTAATGAATGTAGTTCCTTATCTTTAATTAAATCATTATACATACTAATAATTATTTTTTAGAATTTGCTTTTTCAATATCAATTCTATACCCAGCCTCAATAGTAGTTTTCCAACCATTATCATCTATTCCCTGCTTAACATTCGTTATTTGAAAATACCCATTTCTATTGTAAATTTCAGGTATACCTTCTATATTAAAATATTCTCCACAACTAAATCCACTAATTCCATCTATTGCTAAGGAAATATCTAAATAGGTTAATGCAGAACCTTGTTCCTCTTTACCAATAACATTTTGAATAACTCCTTTATCTAAAAAGATATATGTTTTTATTTTAGAAGAATTATTAACAATTGTTTTAAATTTAACCGATTTATCTTTTATCAATTCCGCTAAATCCGTTGGCTGCTTATCTACTTCTTCATCTTCAGCGGGTGGTGTCGTACTACCTACATTTGCATTTTTTTCTTTTTCTTTTGCGTTTTTCGCAGATTCTATAACAATTTCTTTATTTATTTCGTTTACAGAAAACCATCCTTCTGAATTTTTTGCATACGATAAATCAAATAATTTATAAGCTCCCTCATTTAATTGAGCATTTGTAGAATTATCCAGTTCACCGCCACGCATTATACTATCTAAATTCAATTGAGATTGATACATAGCTTGCGCCTGTGCCAATGTACTCAATTCCATATTAAAGCTAAATTCTTTCAATATTGAATTTGGTCCAATTTTAAATTTATATGTATCTTTAGATGATGTAGTTGGTGGATTCAATCCTTTTAATTTATAATCAATTATTGATAAACTTTTTAATGCATGCGTTGCATCATCGGTTTGAGACATTAATTCCATCTTACATAATCCAAATGTGTTCTCATTAACAATTGCTAAAATGTTATTAATAAAATCAGCTTGGGTAGCTGATTGGTTATATGCATTTAAAACGGAATTATAATTTAAGAATACATTTAGTAAATTACCATATTTTTCATTCTCAACTAATTTATATTCTACACCATTGTTATCATATATAGTTTTGGTAGATATATTAAATTCTTTACCATTTACTTTACATTCTTGTATATTCTTAGAACCGGTAACCAATAGTAATTCATTTTCTTTTCCCTTTTGTGTATTTCTTTTAAATTCGGGAATATATGTTGGTATAATCAAATCTTCTGATGTAGAACACATATATTTATGCGAATTCATTGGAATTATAGGTTTTGTTTTTGCTTTATCTTCGTAATAATAAACTAATTTAGATTTATCAAATTTAAATACTTGAGATAATGTCAATAATTCTAATGCAAATTTGAAAGATATATATGGAGTATAAGATACTGTTTTATCTTTTTCTTGCTGATTAATCATACCCCAATTAAAAAATTCTTTTTCCCAATCTTTTTGACTATAATTTGTTATTACATTTGGTAAATTAAAATCTGCATAAATTTTATTTAACCAACTTTGATATGGAGCTGCTTGTGTATCTTTCTTTGCTTGAGCCGATTTACCTGTACTTTGTTTTAATGGTATCCATAGTTGTAATTCATTTCCGGCTGATATTTCTAAATCAATATCGTATGTACCATCTTCCGATGGAGAATAAGTAAAATTGGTAACTTTACCAACCATATAATCAAAATTATAATCAGTATCCTTTAATGCTAATAAATAATTTGCTTTAGATTCTTTGTATTTTGTAAAATAACTTGCAACTTCGGATTTATATTCATCGTATGGTTTTTTAGATAATAAATACCCATCTATTGTTGTTTTTAAAACCAAATCAGTATTCCAACCATATTCCAAAACTACTGGCATTGAAGGTCTTAAAAAGAAAAGGTCAAACATTTCCAATTGCTTTAAACTCATAACCTTAATTTTTATATTGGCTGATTTTAAAGTATTATTTCCACCATCCGTATCTATCTCTACCGATTGTATTATTGGTGTTGATATTCTTCTACCACTTTCGCCTGTAATTTTTATTTGTTTACCATTCAAATCATATCCCAAAATAGTTTCGGCTGTTTGATACATCATACCAAATGAAGTTTGGTTTGTTATGACACATCCTTTATATGCATTACTATCGTAATCACCATCTTTTATAGATTTTAATATATTTTCGGATTTATTTGTTACAACCGCACCGGATGATAGTATAACAAACGGAGATAATTTATGATTGCTTAAATCATGCGATTCTCTATTAGTTAATTTTGTTTTAATTTCGGATTTTAATGGTGCTACAAATGGAAACGGCATCTATTATCTATTTATCTTTTCTAAATCATTTAAAATTTGAGATAAATTAGATGGGATTCTTAATTGTACACCTTCTCCGATGTAGAGAGATGCGTTATTTAAATTATTAGCCACAGCTATAACCCACCACAAACTTTTATCTCCGTAATATTTATGAGCCAATAAATCCAATCTATCACTCGATTCTGAAATAATATACATATCATTATCAGTTGGATTTATTTTAGGATATATCACACTTCCCAAATATCTTTTTTTGGTATCTTTTTCAGTTTGTATTTTTGAATATGTATATCTACTTGCCATTATTTCTTAATAGTGTATTTATCGTTTTGATTTAATCCATCAAAATCATATTTGTAAACCTTTGTATTATTTGATGTATCTATTTTATGGTTTTCAATAATTTTAAGACTGATTGCTACATTTACAACAGATGGATACATAAAGTTTTCATCGTTATTATCGGTTTCAAAATCATTTTTCTCTTCTACTTCCCAATCAAATTTATTGTATCCCATTTTTGGCCAAGAAATATTATCATCTATTGTAAACGATAAAGATTCTAATATAGTTGGCATATTCTTATATAAAGAACCCATACTAAATTTTACAATGTTTGGTGCAATTGAATATTGTGATTCTTTATCATCACCAAAAGTAATTGTTTTTATGGTTGTATCTGGGAATGTCAATGATTTTAAATAATTTATTTTTTTAATCATTACATCCTTCTCTTTTGAAGTGATATAATATAATTTTAAATTAAATTTAATAGTTCTTTCGACTCCGATAAATCTATTAACTTTAAATGGTGAACCTATGTATCTGAAATTGGTCCATTCCGATTGTATATCTTCACTTATTCCGGTAACAGACCCTATAAATGGTACATTGAAATCCACATTTAACATATCATCTATAATCTTACCAAAAGTAACAACAATATGTCCGTTTTTTTCTGCCTTCTTTAATTCATCATCTGTAATTTTATCAGCATTATTTATTATATATTGACCATCTTCCCAATACGCACCATTGTCACCAAATCCCAAATCTCTTTTTTGTAATTTACCTTCTTTATTTTTATAGTATTCCGAAAATTTCTTATCATTTTTTATTAATTTTCCATTTTCAGCATTTCCATATTTTACACCATATGTGTTTTCAGGCGAACCTTCTAATTGTTTTTTGATATTTTTTAAACCACCTTTAGTAACTGCTTTAATTGCAGCGTTAGCTAATACGCCACCAACAGTTGAACCTCCATTTTTAATTTGTGCAAATAAAGAAGATGGTGATGGGGATTGTTTTATATAATATTGGTCTCCACTTTTAATTGCGTTCTTTAAACCTTGCTGTGTTTTGAATAAACTTATAGGTTTACTAAATGGAGTATTGTTTTTAAATATAGTATCAGATACTCTATTTGCGTTACCACCCCAAGCACCACCAATTTGATTTCCTATCAAATCAGCTAACGCATTTGGAGAAGATGCGAGTAATGCAGCACCTCTAGGTGGATTTATGAATCCCCTACTTTCGATAAAGATTTTACCAGTCTTTCCGTAAACTTCGGTTTCTTTTTGTTTAAATAAATCTTTAAGAGTTGCCATTTATAGATGTATATGTTTACTATAAATATTCGCAATATAAATTATTGGATTATTGCGTTCTAGCTACTGCGTAATTTCTACGGGCTTGATTTAATAATGTATTGTTTAATACTTTACCATTTATATTAACGCTTGTATCTTTTGCCGTATTTTCACTTATTTGTTGTAAAAATTGTGCGTTTACACCCAACAATGTAACCAATTCTTGGTTCAATTTTGTATTGTATTGAGTTTCCGTCAATGTTACTCTTGCTTTTTCAACAGCCAATCTTTGTGCTTCAACTTGCTTTTTTCCGGTTTCTTTAACGGCATCTACTGTTGGTTTTGATTCTTTTTTAATAGCTTCGGGCTTTTTGGTTTCTGAACCAGGTACTCCTCCAAATGCACCCATATCCCTTGCAGCAAGTGCAGCATCAATACCTACGGAAGCAGCCGTTCCTACGCCTGGAATTGTACCAGCTGCGCCCGATGCTAACTCTAATCCAGCTCCTGCAAAATCACCTGCCATCGCTCTTTGTCCGGCAAACAATAAACCAGCACCTAAACCCAAAAGTGGGATTTTTTTAAGTAAAGATTTTCCTAATGCTTTACCAGCCGTTTTTGCTACCACTTTTTCAGCTACTTTTGCAGTAGTTTTTTCAACTGCTTTTGCAGTAGTTTTTTCAGCTGCTTTAACTGCTGTCTTTTCGGCTACTTTAGCTGTTGTTTTTGATGCAACTTTTGGTGCAACTTTTTCACTCGTTTTGAAAAGATTACCTAACCCTTTGAAAAGTGAACCACCTTTACTAGCCAAATATGTTGTAACAAGACCAACTACAATCCCTATCAATGCAGTTGTAAGCATTGTTTCGGCATTCTTTTTAAATTCTTCTTGTTTTATTTGATTCATCTTGTCGGCTATTTTACCAACATTATTTATAATGGCATCTTGCCTTTGTTGTTCTTTTTCAGCTTGTAATGCAATTGATTTCAATTCAGTTGCTGCTGATATCATTGCGTTTGCCGCTGCTAATCCAGATTCGGCAGCCTGTTTACTTGCTAAATATGTTTTATTACCAGCTTCAGTACTTCCTGCTTTTAAATTACCACCGGTAGTACCACTTCTTTCTGATATTTTCTGTATAGAATTTAAATCCATCCCACCTAAAGCTTGTTGTAAAGCTTGTTGTTGGAACATATTCATATCTTTTGGATTTAATCCCTGTGCCTTAAGCGCTTTCATCGCACCTTCTTGGTCACCACTCATAAATTTAGAACGAACTTCTGATAGGTTTACATTTTTACCAAGCATTGCTGATAAACTCATTTCGGCTTTGATACTATCTTTGTAGTTCAATACCATACTTTGCCCAGCCTTTGCAACTTCATTAAAACTAACACCCAATGATTTAGCGTATATTACTTGCTTAGCTAATTGACTTGTACTTCTTATTTGATAACTTATTGCATCTTTAGAAGCTTCTGCGATTTCAGTCATAGCACCTGCTAAATTTACCCCCGCTTTAGAAGCCATACTTCTAACACCTTCTTGTAAATTTAACGCAGTTGTTGCACTAATACCATCCAACCTTTGAAAAATATCATTTATTTGTGCAATATTATCAACGGATTGACCGGTACGCTGAGCCATTATACTCATATCAGCGCCCATTTTTCCGGTTGGCATTTTACCTGTTGCATCAGCTGCGCTTTGCATTGCCTCCGCTATTTGGTCTGCACTAATTCCTGCTAATTGCAATTGAGCTGCTCCATACCCAACACTTCCTAATTTATTACCAAATAATGCGGTCTTAGATGCAGCTTGAAATTGTGCACCCATTTGTTGTAAGGATGCGTTGAATTGAAGCATTGCTTCTTCCATAACAAAGTTTCGTTTTCCGAAACCTTTCATACCCATATCAACCTTTTGGTTAATTTGGTCTATCTCTCCTTGTAATCCTGCTATATTTTTATCATAACCGGCAATTGTACCAAGCTTATCACCAATTAATCCATAATTGTAAGCCATACCAGCTAATACACCAGCAGCAGCTCCTAATGCAGCTGCTAATCCTTTACCACCATTTGCAGCACTTTTAAGTACATCACCTAATTCTCTAACGCCTTCAACTCCACTCCCACCAATATCATCTACAATCGATTCTATTTTTTCTATTTTCTTAGTACTCTTTTCTGCCGCATCTGCAAATGCCAATAATTCTTTATTACTTTTTACAAGAGTATCATATGTTCTCTTAGCTGATTTATTGCTTGTATCAATTTGGCTTACAACTTCTTTAAAGTTATCTCTAGCCCTTATAATAAGTGAATTATATTCTTTTTGAGTTATTTCACGCTTTTTCAATTGTAAAGCGGCATCTGTAATACTTTTCTTTGATTCTTTATAAGCTTGTGCAGCTTTTTCTATTTGTCTCCTATGCTTATCTTCTAAATCAGTAGCTTGCTCAATTTTATCCGCAATACTATTTACTAAAAGTTTTGAGTCTTTTAGATTTGTTTTGATTCGTTTGTAAATATCGTTCTGCTTACCTAATTGATTTGTAATACTATTAAGAGATAATTCGTAATCTTCGAAATCTCTCAACGATGATGCATCGAATCCATCAGTTTTTGGAGTTTTTTTAGCCATTAGTATTGGAAATCAGTTATTTAATTATCAAACTGCTTTAATCTTTTATCCAAATCTTTGGTAGATATACCACTTGCTTTTAAATCGGCTCTAGCAGCACGCAAAGCAGCTTCCATATATTTATCGACTTTATCCCAAGCTTTAGCAGAAGCAGGGTCTTTTTGTTTTATATTTGATAAAAATCTATCACTTTGATTTTCAGCTTTTGATTTTATAAATAAAGATAGTAATTTATCAATTACTGTATTTTCCGATAATATATTTTTAGACATAGTTAAAGTATTATA